TAATGAGTTCTCCTTTGTGCCTAGTAGGAAACAGAAGTACTGCAGTACAGCTTGTTATCAGGGAGATCCTGAGTATAAGAAAAAGAAACGTATAGTATTACAACAGTTTTTCCTAAAATAGATATGAAATTTTTATTAGATAAGTCACCGGGATATTTAGGGCCTAAGATAGAAGAGTATGCTGATATAATCTATGGCCAGTTCTTGTCAGCGAACAGGTGGCAAACCTATTGGGGTGGACCTTACGCTATAGATAATGGAGCTTATGCTGGATTTAATCTGGATCAGTTTGAAAGGTTACTTGCACGACAAGAAGACTTTGTTAGGGAATGTTTGTTTGTGGTTGTACCTGATGTTGTGTGTAACGCTAGGCGTACACTAGAGTTATGGAAGTATAGGTATCAGTTTGATGTAGGTGAGTTTCCTTTAGCCTTTGTTGGTCAGAACGGAATAGAGGACATGGAACTCCCATGGGAGAAAATGGAATGCTACTGTGTTGGTGGTGATGATAGGTGGAAGATGTCTAAAGCTTCAGCCGATCTGGTTATAACAGCTAAAGCTTTAGGAAAACATGTACATATAGGCAGGGTTAATTCTATTTCACGGTTCATGCATTTCCATGAACTTGGTGCAGATACATGTGACGGATCGGGTGTTGCTAAGTTTGAGGATACACACCAGATATTCCTAGGAATACGTAACGAGTTAAATAATACACATCCCACATTGTTTGATGTATTGGAGGATCAAGATGGAGAAGAGACAGCCACCGAAGCTAGGGCCGTATGATATTTCCGGCACTCTGGGGACTAACTTTGACAGGTGTTGTGATGGTATGAAGATTAGGATAGAGTTGTTAATGGATAGGTTGCAGGAAGATATGGAGTTACTTGCAAACATAGATGATACTGTAGACACATTGCGCCAGGCTGTTATTAATAACAGGTTTGGTACTAGGAAGGATCCTAAGAGTTATGGGCAAAAGCCAGAAGCGTAAAGGTGCTGACTTTGAACGTAAGGTTGCTGACGTGTTTGGCACTGAACGTGTGGGTCTTCGAGGGAAACCTGACGGTGATGATGCAGATGTCATCCATGATGATTTCTATATACAGTGTAAGAAGTATAACCGCATTGCTGCTTACAACTGGTTAAAGAAAACTATAGATGAATGTCCTGATGAGAAGATGCCGATTGTTGTTGCACAACAGGATAATGGGAAACCTTTCGTGATGCTGTTATTGGATGATTTCATATATGGTCTCAAGGATGTTAACAGTTTAAGAGATGTTGTCTGGGTTGAAGATGAATGAGTTTGGCCTCGAAGAGTTTGATACTGAAGAGGATGACCATGTGGATGAGGATGAGGATCTCGGATGGTGGACTTGTATTGCTTGTTTAGGGTTTTTTTGTATGATAACAAGTATAATAGGTACTATCCAAATAGTTCAATGGGTATATCTTGGCATTAAAAGCCTTTTAAATTAGGAGTTATAATGGCTATTAGAATTGATTTTGAGAAAGTTGTAGATAAGATACTAGAAGCCGAAGGCGGGTTTGTAGATGACCCGGATGATCTTGGAGGGATAACCAATAGGGGAATTACCATTGCCTCGTTTGCTGCCTATCTTGGCAGGGATGTTACACGTGAGGAAATGCAGGATCTTTCTAAGGGAGACGCAATTAATTTCTATAAGAAAGATTTCTGGGACAAGCATCGTGTTGAAGAGTATGAACCCGAACAACGTCATATCTTCATGGATATGAATGTTAACCATGGACCTAAGTATGCCACTATGATTATGCAGCAAGCTGTTAATACTAAGGCTGGCCAGAATGTATTGGATGTTGATGGTGCCACAGGGCCAGCTACTCGTAGAGAAGTTGGTGTCTTAGGCAGGTTGGATATTCTGGTTGAACGGGCAATGTTTTTCGCTAACAATGTTTTTGATGGCAGTCGGTATGCTAGACGTACATCACAGAATAAGTTTCTCAGGGGTTGGTTCTTTCATCGAGTATTTGAATTTATATCTGGCCCTTATGAAGAAGAGATAGCTGAGAAGAATGCTATTATATCAGAACAGGCAGCTACTATAGAAGAACAGAGGTTGAGATTAGAGCAATACGAGGCAAATGACTAATAAGCAGGCTAATGAACTGAATCAAAAGTTGGTAAGAGAGCTTAACATGCTGAATACAGCTTTTGTTACGGGGGATATCTTCCTGTTTGCTGGTGAGATTATTAGAAGGAAGGTTCCCCGTCTTTCACGTGAAGTAAAAGAGATTGCTATTAAATATATTAGTAACGATGTTTCTACCTTGAACACCTCCTATTGGAGATCTGTTGCAGATGAAGCTTCCCGCCGTCTAGGAGTGTCTATTTCTGTACGTACTGCCAAGTACTATATACAGGATAAACACCGAAACTGACAAAAGCCAGTTGGTTTTGACCTAAAACTTGACAATATAAAAATCATGTGTTAGTACTTCGGATAGCTAGGATAGCCATAATCAAGTTAATGGCGGGAGCTTCTCGTCGTTGGCTGGATGTTTCTTCTGAAACTGCCGGGGTACGCCCCGGCATTATTAACTTAGAGTCATGGTTAGAAATTCTCCTCTATTCTATTGGAAACCTAATCCCGGTGGACAGGTAAAAGCTTGGACATCTATCAAGGATATTCTGTTCATATCCGGTGCCAATAGATCTGGTAAGTCTACACTCCTGTGTCACCTAGCTGCTGCCGTGATGTTACCTCACCCCGAAGATGCCGATAGATCTTTCTGGCCATGCTTGCCTGATTGGACATCCAAGAACCCGTTCGATAATATCGAGACCGAAGAACTCAGACAACGTAGACATGTAGAACTGCCTGCCAAGGTATGGTTTTCTACACGTAACATGGCAGGACATAAAGATGTTGTTATGGATCATATGCCAGAGTTGTTGGATAACTATATTGAGAAAGTTGAATGGAGTGATGAACCGGGCGTATGGTCAAGGGTTATATTGGATAATGGTAGTGAGTTGCATCTTAAGAGTGCGGGACAAGGATTAAGCGGATTCCAGAGAAGTAATATTAACTTGATGATAAATGATGAACCGTTTCCGGAAACAATATATGGTGAACAGTTAGCAAGGTTGTTGGATAGGCGCGGACGCATGGTTATTGGAGCTACGGCTATTGCTAATGATATGGATAGTAAAGCTTTCAGAGAATCTGAATGGTTGATAGAACGGTTCGCACACCCCGCAGCTTTAAATGAGTTACCTGAGAATGTTGAAGTTATTCCTATTCCCTTAAGCGAGAATCCTCATATAGATAAGAACTATGCTTTAGGTATGTATAGCATGCTATCGGATCTTGAGAGACGAGCTCGTTATGATGGAGAGATGATTAGCCTGCAAGGTGAATGTTATTTCAACCGTGAGATACTTAAAGGGTTACAAGATGATTGTTATCCTCCAGCTGTCGGGTATCTCGATGACGATCTTAACTTCGTAGAAGAATATAATCTTGGGAAACAGGCCACCTTACGTGTTTGGTTAGAACCAGAGAAAGGTATGAACTATATGTTTGGTATAGATCCGTCATCTGGGGGTGACGATCCGTCAGTGATTAGGGTGTGGTCTGATTCTCCTCGCACTCTAGTTGCTGAATTACGTGGATGGATGGCAGAGGAACAATTACCGAGACAGATTATTAAGCTGGCTCATTGGTATATGGATGGGTTAAGAGGTAGAAGGATTCGTAATATTGCGGTGGTTATAGAAGTTAACCAGGGCAGATTAACCTTGAGTGCTATGCAGCATGGTAATACTGAACTTGGAGTTAAGGAACCGTTACCTCTTATATACCATCGGCCTAAACCTTCTTATCTTAACAGGGGGTTGCATTTCCCTGGTGATCAACCTGGATTCATGACAAGTTCGTCTAATAGGGGGTTTATCCTCTCCTGTTCACAGAATATGCTGGCTACCGCACTTAACAGTGACCATATAATGATGCCTGATGCCTCAGCTTTATCAGGTGACTATTATTGGTTTGTATGGAATAACGGTAAACCGCAATCCTATAAAGGACATCATGACGATCGTGTTATTGCAGACGGCTTAGCATGGTTAGGGTTTAAGCAGCATATGTTTAAGGATGAAATAGAGGATGAGGGAAATGTTGCTAAGGAGTCAGCATTTAGTAGTAATGGCTCTTTTATAGGTTTTGATCCGTTCACTGCTATCAAATTGCATAAAGATACATTAGATGAAGGGAACTTAGTTTATGGCTAATTTGTTTGATAAGGGCGACTCAGTAGAAATAACTTCTGGGGAACATATGGGTGTCGAAGCTCGGGTGATTGCCTTCCAAGAGATAGGCGGTAAATATCAGTATGGAGTGTCTGGTGTACCGGGGTTAAATGGTAACCTTTATTCTGTTCACGAAGAGGGTATAATAAAGGTTGACGGTACACCTAATCAACCAGTTATAACAACAGACAATCAGACATCAGGTTCTGACGTTAACGGTACTACAACTAATTTAGCTGAACAGTTACGTCAAGTAGCTGACATAGCTGCTCAATCGGAAACGGAGACTTATTCCAAGTATGATATGATACTGAATAGGTTGGATGAGATTGATAAGCGGTTGGAAGTAAAAGAAATAAAAGTTGTAGTAGAAGTACAACATACATATAATAGGAAACCGAGGGAGTTTGCAACTTACTCTGATGAAGACAGGCTTGAACCTAGAAATAAATTTCACCGGGCTCTGAATAAAAACCAACTGAGCTTTCTTGAAGGGGAAGAAGAATGAACGAGAGGCTACAAGAGAATAACTCTGAA